AATACCCTACAATGGGAAGACGCGATTGGAGTGATTAGTTAATGCCAACAACAAGCAACTTTGGCTGGACGACGCCAGCTGATACCGACCTAGTTAAAGACGGCGCTTTAGCCATCCGGACTTTGGGTAACGGCATCGATACATCGATGGCCGAGTTAAAAGGTGGAACAACCGGACAGGTATTGAGTAAGACGTCAAATACCGATATGGATTTCACTTGGGTCACTCAAGATGATGCCAATGCTATTCAGAATTCAATTGTTGATGCTAAGGGTGACATAATCACCGCAACGGCAAATGATACTCCAGCTCGTTTAGCCGTAGGAACCACTAATGGACACGTTTTAACTGTAGATTCAACAACTTCTACGGGATTAAAATGGGCCGCCGCTAGTGGTTCGTCTTATACTTGGTCCAATTTTACGCCGAGTATTTCCAATTTTACTTTAGGAAATGGAACGCAATACGCTAGATATGTTCAGATTGATAAATTGGTGATTGGTTACTTATCCGTTACATTAGGCTCGACAAGTTCAGTAACTGGAAATATGTTTTGGAGTTTGCCCGTTACAGCCGCTTCGTCTTCTGGTTTTCTTCCTATGGCAGGAACTTTCGACGGCACTGGCGGAACTACAAGTGCTACCGGCGTCATATATTCAACTACTGGTGCTTTAATGAGAGCGCTTAAAACTGACGGGACTTACGTTACTGCGGCAAATACCTCAGGAACTGTTCCTTTTACTTGGACAACTGGAAACATTTTTGCATTTCAATTTGCATACGAGGCGGCATAATGAAGACTATAGAAGAAATTAAAGCAGAAATAATTGCATCAAATCCTTCAAGGAATTATGAAATTAATGGTGAGATATTTGAGCAAACAGACGATGAATTTATTGCTGCTGTTCAATCTAGAGCGGAAATGGAATTAGCTCAATTAGTCTATGCTGAAGAATTAAGATTGGTTAAAGAAGCTAAAGTCTCTGGCTACAAAAAACTAGGTCTATCGGACGCAGAAATTGTTGCAATACTTGATCTTTCTGAAGATGAAGCGGAAGAGTTGCTTGGTTAATGCCTAAACTGTGTAAAGCAGGGCAACAATTAAGAGAACAAATTGATAACGATTATCCTGATCGCGACAGGCGTTCTGACGGCTGGATTGCTGATGCTCGGCATATTGCTAAAGGCAATTCTGACCACATACCAGACGCTCGAGGAATTGTCCGAGGATTAGACATCGATGCCGATTTAGCAGCTCATAAAGAGGAAGCTTATGCCCTAGTCGAAAAGATTCGTAAGTGCGCCAAGCGAGGCGACAAGCGCATTAAATACATCATCTACGACGGCAAGATTATGAGTCCGATATTGAATTGGAAGCGTAGGCCGTATAAAGGCGCTAACCCTCACCGGTCTCACTTTCACATCAGTTTTACAACCTTGGGAGATAACGATGGCAAGTGGTTCAACCTCGAAGGAGATAATAATGAACGAATTGAAAAAGATGGCGGGAACGTGGGCGAAGACATTCGTCGCGACGGCTCTATCGACATACCTCTCAGTGGGTCTTCAACCCGATTACATTCTCAATGCAGCACTTGTGAGTGTATTGCCTTCCGTGATTAACTGGCTCAATCCCAATTACGAGCGTTACGGCAAAGTCAAGTAATGGACGCCAATACCATTGCTGGATTCGTTGCCTCAGTCCTCGGATCAATTGCCTTGCTCATCGCTGGCCTTCGTTACATCATAAAACTTGAAAACATTCCGATTGTGTCGCGCCTTGACAAGATGGAGTCTCAGTTAGAATTAGCCCTTAGTCGAAGGGTGGCAAAAGGTGGCAACAAAGCGCGCTAAGAAGCCGGTGAAGAAGGTGGCTAAACGTCGCAAAACGACGAAAGAGCCAATCCTTACCAAACTGGATTTCTGGGCTATTGCCGCCAAAGAAGTGTATGACGCTTGTCGCAGAGCCGGAATGGACGAAGGTTCAGCTCTGGCTTTTGCGATGGATCGAAGCTCGTATCCTGATTGGATAGTCGATCCGAAAGACCCCATAAAGAATCCGCTTGATGACTTCGATGAGGATGACGACTAATTTATCTTCGCGAGGTCGAGTTATTCGAGGCGTTAAAGGCCGTTTATCCAGACCTAACGCCAGTTTCACCGACCGACAGGCACGACGGCATCACCAGCGACGCATATATCGAACTCAAGTGTCGGCGCACTCATTACCCCACATTGCTGATTGAGAAGCGCAAGTGGGATTATTTGGCCGATATAAGGGCTAGAACGGGCGCTAGGACGCTTTATATCAACTCCACCCCACAAGGGGTCTACCAGTTCGATTTAGGGGCTATAAAGGCCGTAGAATGGGTTGTAAGGCCATTACCTGACAAGACAGATTTCGCCAATAAAGGCACTATTGAAAAACTTTGCGCCTTCCTAGATATTCGCCACGCCGAGCTGCTACTTGTCTAAATAGATTTACTTAAATACATTTATCCCGTAAATCCATTTATGGATTACAGAACGGGAGACAAATGATAAAAAATCCAGTTGTTTTGCGATTTGATTCGCAAGCTGGTGCTTGGACGGATGGCACTAATTACGTCAAAGGCACAATTATCAGACGATTTGCTAAGGAGCGAATGGGTAAGAAGCAATTGCGAGGTCGTCTGAGTAAAGAAGAAATTTCAGCGTTTTGGCTAGATCGATTCGGGGTGAGCGCTGATGTGGAGTAGATATTCTGATGCAATTATCTGGGCAGCATATTGCTCATCCGTCTGGATCATTTACCGGACTTATATCAGTATCAAAGCCAAAGCATTTAACGAAGGTTACAAACGAGGGAGAGCGAGTATCAATGTCAGAGAGATCGTTAAGTGACTGGCTCTCGGACGCTGGTGACACCCTCGAAGACCGAGGGATGGAATATGGCGACCCGAGGCACAATCTTTTACGCATTTACAAAATCTCAAAGCTGCTCGGTATTCAGCTCAGAGACCCAGCTGACGTGGCGCTTGTCTTTATCGCGACCAAACTCAGCAGAATGGTGGAGAGTCCAGAGCGCGAAGATTCGTATCTCGATCTCATTGGATACGCCGCTATCCTGGGTCGATGCAGATTTTCTACGCCAGAAGATTGGGACGACGTTGAGTCTGACTCGCAACTCTAATCCAAGACAATGGTGTGACACTTGTAAAAGTAGATGGGGCCAATTGAAAGATGGGTCTTGGCATCCGTTGGCACAAAGTGCAGCAGTATGGAAAGTCCAATCTGAAACACCAATCCGAAGGGCGCAGGTGCGGTTCTATTGCCAACCTTGTGCCAATGAGGTGCAGAACTGGCCGGATGGAACATTCTGGTCGTTAAAAGAACAATTAGATTATGCGATCGAACAGTTCGCAGGGAGCGAGAAGTTAAATGTCGAATTACCTTGATGATTACGTTTCGGTTCAAGACCGATTAAAAGAGTTTATTAATCAATATCCAGATTATCGAATCAAGACTCACGTTTTGGAAGAATCATTAACACCAGCTTGTGACGTTTATATTGTTAAAACCGAGTTATATCGGACAGAAGCAGATCAAGCCGCTTGGACAACCGGATTATCGTCCGAATCAAAGCAGAAACAATACGCATTGGAACTAGCGGAAACTGGAAGTCTTGGCAGGGCATTAAATTTGGCTGGCTATTTTGCCAAGCCAAAGCAAACACCAAAAAAACCAATTCAGACAACAAAGCCAGAACTGGCTGAATTCGTAAAAGAACAACGCCCTAATGATCCAGAGCCAATTGTCTGGGATGTCAGCGATATGGCTAAAGAATTTGGTGCTGAGATAATCGATGAGATTCCGTTGTGCGCACAAGGTTGCGGCCCAATGATTCTTAAGCAAGGCACAAAGGAAGGCAAGGAATATCGAGGTTGGGTCTGTCCAGTTCCCAAGTCGGGCCATCCAGCTCGATGGATGAAAATCGGATCAGATGGTAAGTGGGCGTTCCAGCGGTGATTAATGAAATGCATCCGTTCAAGTGCGGGCCTTGTAAAAAAGTAACTCCCCATCGAGGGATAACTGCTTATGAGTCCGAGATTGAGCCTGGGGAAATGGTCTGGTTAATGGAGTGTCAGAATTGCTTTGAGCAGCGCCTATTTGATCCAATTGACCGAGTAATTAGTCGAGAGGATGAGATTGACCGATGCGACCAATGCGGCAATTACAAGATGAAGGCCGCCAAGTGCCGTATCTGTAAAATAGCCAATGGACAGGAGCGCATTAAAGAACGTTACTGGAATGGCAATGCAACGCTTGAGAGGTTCATTGATGCCGATATATGAGTTTAAGTGCGATAAATGTGAAGAAGTTAAGGATGTCGCACTTGGATTCGACAAGCCTAAAGAAGTAACCTGCGACAATTGCGGTGTAATTATGTGGCGCATTTGGACGCCGACACCGACACATTTCAAGGGAGATGGATGGGCGAGCAAGACAAAGTAAGGCGAAGCGGCCACTCCATTGCATATATCCGGCAAATGCTGGAGTGGGGCTTCGATAAAGAGTTCATCGCCCGAGATATGGGTGTGAATTTGGCATCGTTAGAAATCCGATTAAACAGAGCAAAGAAAAGGGAGCGAAATGACAATCAAGGATCTGAGTCTGAAACTGGCGGCAATTAGCCTGCTTGCAGATCAAGCAAAACGCTTGAAAGATGAGTTAAGGGTTGAGTTACAAGCTGAGATGAACGCCGTTGGCGCTGATCGAGTAAAGGCTGAATTAGGTGATGAAGTGGTTGCCTATGTGACTACGACTAAGCCTAAGTTCAAGTGGCAAATAGTTAGTCAGCAAAGCTTTACCAAGTGGGTCAAAGCCAATATACCTAGTGAAATAGTGGAATCGGTCAGAGAGTCGTCGATTGATGCGATATTGGATAAATTCAATTACGTTGATGATTTGGTTATTGATCCAAATGGTGAGCCAGTTGAGTGGTTGATTGGTAGTGAATCAGAGCCATATTTAACAACGAAGTTTCACGGAGACGGCAGAGAAAGATTAAGAAATGCCATAATTGGATCAAATGGAAGTCAAGAGATTGATGTGAGAAAGGTGCTCGAACTGGAGTAAATACTATAAAAACTTGTCCAAATAATGAGATGATAGGAAAGTTGATGCGTAGATTACTTGACAGACGGATTACACTCTCGCTACGAGCGGGCGCGGGAGCTGGCCCTAGGCGAAGTGTCGAGGGCGGCTATTGTTTCCGCCTGATGGCTACAACGTTATTAGCAGCTATTCTTTCAATAATAAATACAACGCCATCAAAAGCAGATATGAATCTGAAGTTGTATGCATACAATCAAATGAGTTGGAAAGAGTTTCAATGTTTCAATTGGCTGATTCATTATGAGTCAAGGTGGAATCCAAAGGCGCGGAATGGTTCGCATTATGGCCTCGGTCAGATGCGCTCTATTTGGTATAGAGACCTCAGCCCGAAGCAGCAGATACAAGCTTCTATTAAATACATTCATCATCGTTACGGCGATGCTTGTAAAGCCTTAAATCACTTTGATCGTAAAGGTTGGCATTAGTGGCACACAAGCGCTATAACTCTGCATACTATCAACGAGTCCGTAAAGAAGTATTGGCTCGCGATTACTTTACTTGCCATTACTGCGGACAACCCGGTGATACTGTCGACCATATAATTCCAATATCGAAAGGCGGGACTGACGAAGCGTCAAATATGGTCTGTGCCTGCAATCAATGCAATAGCGGTAAGCGAGATCGAATAACCCCGGTCTTTTTTGAGCGCGTTCCGAGACCCACGACCCCCATTGGGAAGATTTTCCCTGAAAATGGGTCGTCCGTTCATTATCTGGCCGACTCTGGAGATTAATGGAGCAATCGAAAGAGATCGCACGGACTCGGGACGAATCGGCTTACCGTGGTGTGCCAAACCCTCGAATTCACACAAAACTAAGCGATTTACCCTCTCACGGCGAGCAAATGATTAAATTCTGTGAGGAAATAGGCTTTGAACTGCTACCTTGGCAGCAATGGCTGGCTCATCACTCGCTCAAATACAAGCCGGACGGCAGATGGGCGCACCCAGTTGTTACGCTTTTGTGCGCACGTCAGCAGGGCAAATCAACCTTTATGGCGCTACAAATTTTGTTCAGAATTTACGTTCTCAAAGAAAAATTACAAGTTCATACCGCTCACAAACTAACCACAAGCGCCGAATTGTTTTACAAAATCTACGGAATTATTGAGCAGACTCCCCGACTAGCCGCTGAATTCACGAAGAAGCTTGAAAGTAAAGGTTTTCAAGAATTGCAATTTACTGAAGGCCGTCGATATATCGTCCGAGCCAATAACTCAGCTGGTCGAGGCATTGCCGCACCTGAAACCATTCATCTCGACGAAGCCCGAGAATATAAGGACGAAGACGTGTGGTCTGCTTTGCGATATACCCAGATGGCTAGTCCAAATCCTCAAATATGGGTTTATTCCAACGCTGGAGACCAGCACTCGATAGTCTTAAACAAATTACGGGAGCGAGCCTATGCTGCCATTCACGGTGGGACTGATGATATTGGTTGGTTCGAGTGGTCTGCACCCAACGGAATCAAATTCGATAATTCAGCGGACTTTTGGCTAGGCGTCTGTCAAGCCAATCCGTCGCTTGGTCACACAGTTCATCCGGACAATATCCGAGCCGTCCTGTCAGACCCCGAAGATATTGTGCGCACAGAAGTTTTATGCCAATGGGTCGATACCATCAACCCAGTCATAAGTCCAACTCAATGGGAAGCTTGTCGAGTCGAGGGTCTCAGACTTGATCCCGAGATGGATACTTGGTTGGCCATTGATCTCAGTCCAGACCGAAAGCAAGCGGCCTTAGTTGCAAGCCAAAAGCTCGAAGGGGATAAGTTCCAAGTCATACTTTTGCAGACTTGGTTCAACCCGTCTAACCTCGACGATAAATCTTTGGCAAATGACCTAGCCGATTGGGTTCGTAAATATCCGGTGCAACTGGTTGCCTATTCAGCCAGAACTGCATCAGCCGTTGCTGCGCGATTAGCACCGGCTGGTATCAAGACTGAGCCGATAGACGGGATCGACTACGCCCAGAGCTGCGATGAATTACTGGGAGCAATTTCATCTCAGCGGTTGGCTCACTCGGGACAAGATGAGCTGACTAAACAATGCCTATCCGCCGTCAAATTGCCTTTCGGTGATGGCGGATGGGTAATGGGTCGAAAGGTATCTAATGCAATCATTTGCGGAGCGGTTGCTTCGGCAATGGCAACGCACTACGCCACAAAAGCCAATGATGGAGTCGATATAGTCATCTTGTAACACAAGGCCTTTACAATAAAGGCTCAATGGGTGCAATCAAAGATTTCTTCTTTCCACAAATAACTGCGCAGACACCGCCAAAGTCCAGCGATGTCACCGCCGCGCTAACTCCCGTCCAGATTAGCGATTCCGTCTATAACATTCTTGGCGGAGCAACAAATACGACTCGTCAGCTTGCAATGAGCGTTCCTTCAATTGCTCGCGCTAGAAATATCATCTGCGGAACGACTGGCTCATTACCTCTCGAGCAATATAACAAACTTACTGGCGAACACGTTGATCCGTTGCGCGTTATCAATCAACCCGACCCAAGAGTTCCAGGATCATTGATTTACACTTGGTTGGCGGAAGACATCTGGCTATACGGCGTAGGGTATGGACAAGTCCTTGAAATGTATTCTGCAACCGACGGCGGAAAAGTGCGCGCTTGGACTCGAGTCTCACCTGATCGAGTAACTGTTGATACAAATTTCCGTAACACAATGATTGAGTCATACAAAGTCGATGGAATGGATGTGCCAAATTCCGGAATTGGTTCAATTGTTCGCTTTGATGGTTACGACGAAGGATTTCTACATCGCGCAGGTAAAACTGTTGCTGCTGCGGTCTATCTGGAAAACGCTGCGGTTAATTACGCCAAAGAACCTAATCCGTCAATGGTTCTTAAATCAAACGGAACAAATTTAACTGCTGAAAGAGTTTCATCGCTTCTGTCGGCTTGGAGAACTGCCCGTCAAACTCGCTCAACGGCTTTTCTTAACGCCGACGTTGATCTTAAAGAATTTGGTTATGATCCAAAATCATTACAACTTGCCGAAGCGCGTCAATATGTCGCATTAGAATTGGCTCGAGCAGCTGGAATTCCAGCATACTTCCTGAGCGCCGAAACTACTTCGATGACCTATTCAAATTCAATTAGTGAGCGGCGCTCCTTGGTTGATTTCTCACTTCGTCCATTATTGACTGCAATAGAGAAGCGTCTATCAATGCCAGATTTCGTCCCAGCAACAACCGAAGTGCGTTTTGACTTGGACGACTTCCTGCGCGGCAACCCATTGGAACGTGCGCAGGTTTATGAAATCCTAAACCGCATCGGCGCGATGAGCGTTGAGCAGATTCAAGAGGAAGAAGACTTGATCCGATGAAAATCAATATGCCAATGACTGTCACGGCTGCGGACACAGTTAAGCGCACCATTAGCGGCACAATTGTCACTTGGAACGAGCAGGGAAATACCTCTGTCGGCCCAACTGTTTTCGCCGCTGATTCAATTGAAATGAAGCCGGTTAAATTGCTTCTCGAGCACGACCGCACTCGACCAATTGGCAAAATGATGAGCCACGAAGTAACTTCCAATGGCATTGTGGCTACATTCAAGATTGCTAACACAATGGCCGGAGAAGATGCGTTGATTGAAGCCACCGAAGGATTGCGCGACGGATTTAGCGTTGGCGCACAGATAAACGAATGGACAAATAACAAGGGCGTAATGCAAATTACCTCAGCAACGCTCGATGAAGTTTCCCTTGTTACTGATCCTGCAATTGATTCCGCTCGAGTAAGCGAAGTCGCTGCTTCCGAAAACGAAGCACTCAGAGAAGATTCTGCTCCGGCAACCGCTGAAGCAGACAACCCAACCGAAGGAGAACAAGTGTCAGACACTACCGTTCCAGCTCCTGCCGAAGAAACGGTAGAAGCTGCCAAGGTGGAAACTGTTGCGGC